AATCCTCCTGGTCTTTGTTGCTGTATTATTTCAGATTGTACTGCAACTGAGATAAGACGACCAAGTTCTCTACCTTGATCCTCATCACCTTCTACGTTTGAACCAGAAGCGTCTACATTTACTACTATATTTGTTGAACCACCCATACCACCCAAATCATGGTTGGGTATTATATTTCCTGATTGATTAGGAACAAATAATTCTGGCCCCCTTTCTCCAACAATGTAAGGTTTTCTCATTCCGACAGGACCACCATTAGCTGCAAATGCTGGAGCAGAAAAACCAGGTGCTGGACCTTGTATATCATTACCAAAATTAAATGGAATTAAACTACTAAACAATCCCATAAATCCTCTTGATATTTGTGCAGCAGCCATCTGTGCAGCCATATCTAAGAAATGATCTGCTATTTTCATAAACATATTTCTAAACGCATCTTGAACACTCATTGTTCCTTTAATTATTCCTTTAAATGATTCTGAGAATGAACTTTCTATAGTTTTACTAAGTTCTACTATTTGTTTTTGTGTATCCATCAGGGCTTCTAGTCTTTTATCAACATCAACTATTGCAGAGGCAAGAGGACTAGCTAATATTTCTGCATTTCTTAATTGAGCTATATTTAATTCTCTTTGTAGTCTTAGTTCTTCTAACTGATCTGCTAATTTATCTTTTCTTACCCCCTCTTCTGTTTTATCAAATTCAAACTTTTTAAGTGCAATTTTTGATTCAATTGCTCTTACTTCATTAGTTTTTCTTATAACATCTTGCTCTTCACTTCTTTGTGTTAGTCGTTGAGCTTCTAATTCAATTTCTGATTTTAAATTATCTATTTTTACTGATCTTGCACTATCAAGTAAGTCTTGAGATATCTTCACTTTTGCAGGTGCAGAAGATGGAACAAATTCTTCTCTTAATTGTTGAAGAATTTGAGGTGTAACTGCACTTGAATCTAATTGTAAAGCTCTTCCTAAATTACCTTTACTAAAAGGATCAAAACGATCAAGAATACCACCTGCTCTACTTTCTGGAATTAATTCACCAATTCTTTTTTGAAAATCTGCTCGACTACTTTTTGGTATTTCATTTGCAATATCTCTTAAAGTAAAACTTCCACTTATACTTTGTAATATTTCATTTAATTTTGTAGCAAAATCTCCTAAACCTTGAGAAACAAATGACAATAGTTGAGTATTTAATTTTGCAAATATATTACCTAACTCTTGGAATGATTTGGATAGTTTCTTAAGTTGTTCAACGTCAGCAAATTCATCAATTTCGGCCAAAGCAATATCAGCAGCAGTAGCTTGTAATCCTAACTCTTCTAATTTACTTATCTGACGTTCAAGAGCAGTACCAGATATACCAGCACGTTGAACTAAAATATCAATATTTTCAGATGGTTTTCTTAAAGCATCACCGAGTTCTTTAGCTTTCTTACCTAATCCATCAATAAACGCACCAATTTGAGTTCCAACCAAAGAAAGAGCAAATCCAAATTGACCACCCAATAATCCACCAGCAGCACCACCAGCAAAACCACCAGCAGAAGCAGCAAGACCTTGACCAAATAACAGAGGAAAAGCTCCACCAATTAATGCACTAGATTGGACTTGACCTCTTATTCTTCTGTCTTCAGCAGTTCTATTTCTTTGAAATCTTCTAAATCTACCACCAGGACTTTCAGCTATTCTTCGTCTAATATCTCTGGCATCAAATCTATCTCTTCTACTAATTCTCATACTTTTTTCTTCTTTATTACTATCTCTCAACAAAGTTCTTTGTTTCTCTAACTCTTTATTCATTTCTTTTATTCTTGCTGTTACATCACCATATTCTTTTTCAGTAAAATCTAATTGTTTTCTTACACCAGTTAAAGTATCTAAATATCTTTCAATAGCATTAATAGTATTAGCAGGAGCAAAATTTAAAAGTGTTGATATATCTGCATTACTAAAGCCAGTAACACCAGCAACATTTTTAGAACCCATCGCACCAAAAGTAGATGCTGTGATCTTTGCACTCTCGTTAAATCTTTGAAGAGATTTTATCTGTGCTGAAAAATTTAATTTTGTAAAACCTTGAGTAAATAATTCAAATTTTTGACTTGTAATACCAGAAGAAGCTGCAAGCTCCTTCATTCTTGTTGCTAATTCTCTTGTAGATACAATACCCTTTCTATTTGCACCCTCGTAATTTAATAAACCTTTTGTATATTTTTCAAAAGCAATTTGAGCTTCCTTAGTTTTCTGAGTTAATTCTTTAGCTTTTGCAATTGCATCTTTTGAAAAAGGACCACCTGATCCTGGACCTTTACCTGTTTTTTTTGATAATTGATCTAATTCTTTTTGTAATGCTTTAACTTTTCTTTCTGTCGTAGTTAAAGTTTTTTGTAATTGTTTTAACTTTTCATCTTTAGTCCTGACATTAATATTAATTCCGTACTTGTTCTTTATATTTTTCTTCTTCCTCATGTTTTAACTCAAAAAACCCTGCCCAAGCTATTAGTTCTTCCTTAGTTAAATTTGCTGTAAGTTGTTTTAATGTCATTCCTAACTCTTTAGCTAAGAAAAACATAAAATACCAATCTTTATTAGCTTTTTAATGCTGCTTTCGCTTCCTCCACTTTTAATTCATCACCAGATGTCATCATTGCCATTTGTATGTCTTGCAAAATAGTTGCATTTACTTCTCTTCTTAATGATGCCTTATGACCATCTTGAAATAATCTTTTACCATTTTTATCTAATGATTTTTCAATCATAAGATTTAAAGCAAATTCATTTCCATCATCTCCTTTTGATTTTGCAACTATTGATTCTCTTTCTGCAATAGTTAATGGATGCCAATAAATTTCTAATACTGTTTCTTCTCCATCTTTTACTTCATATTTATATTTTTGGCTAACACCAAATTTGTTTCTGAGGAGTTCAATCGCTTCCATAGTATTCTAATATAATATTTATATTATACTTATATTAGGCATTTGCTGTAAATTGACAAGAAATAATTCCTATAAAGTGACTTCTATCTTCTATTTGTAACATATTCGGACCATTTATATCAGCAACTCTTGGAGTACAACTAAATGTATCTGTGTAATCAGAAGCATTAACAGAAGTTAAACCATCTATAACATCTTCACAAATAGAAGAAACAACAGATGTTCCTTTATTTTTTGGAACATAAATATTACATTGAATGACACCAGAATAATAATCAGAAGAAGCTCCCTGATTTTGAATAGTTGATTGAGTAAAATTCATAGTCATAACTATATACTTTACAGTTTTTCCAGGAATTTTGAATGGCACATTATCATAAACCATTTTTACAGTCGGATCATTATCATTTACTTGATCAGTAACTGCTTTTTCAAAAGCTGCTCTTACATTTACTAAAGTCATAATTAATCAGGTTCGATGTAACGTAAACCAGATCCAGGTTTTGATTTACCAAAACCACCAGAAGGTTTAGCTCCTATAAATATCTTACCTTTCTCCCTCATATTATCTTTAATAATTGTACCTGCTTCGCCTTGAACAAATTGTGATATTACAGGATTTTCTGAGGCATAACCTGCATATTCAGCAGTATTACCAATATAAATATTTGCTTTTCTAAATTTGTAATCAGTTCCTACAGGAAAGCGAGGATCGATTACTGGATTATCAGGTCTTGAACCTGCTGGTTTCCATCCTTCTCCACCTTTTGGTAAATCGTGTTCTCTTTTTATTGATGCCCAAGGTTCAAAATCTTCTCTAGCATCTGTCTGATCTATTGGATTTCTTCTAACCTTCCAACTTGATGCTAAAAAACCAGTATAAACAGGACTACCAGTTTCAGAACTTAGACCATCATGTATATCTCTTATAGTTTGAGCAAAATCAGCATCTAATTGTGCCATTTGATTTTTCATGACATTATCAGCACTAAACTCTTGTTCTCTTGCCATTAGAACCTCACAAATAATGTAAAGAGATAAGTTTGTCCACCTTTTTTAGTATCAATATCTGTAATAACACCTGTAACTGTTTCTCCAGCATAACTGAATGAAACTTCATCTTCAAAATTTGGTTGATTATCACCTATTAAATCAGGTGTAATATAAATTTTTGCTTGTCTTATTTCTCTATTATCATTTTCAGTTGATCTTATAAATTCAATTGGAACTTTTAAATCAGAATAACTTGTATCAACACTAATCTGTTCTCCAGTTTCTATGTTATAACTAGAAACACCTTTTTTTATATATGTGATAGTCGTATCTAAAGAGCTACCTAAATCAGCAACAATTTGTTTAGCAACACTTTTAAATAATGAATCAAGTTGACCTGCCATTATCCTCTAACAACCCTCATCTGAAATGTTCCTGCTCCACCTAGCATATAGGCTCCAAGATAACTT